CGATATATTGTTCCCCGACGTTGATGAAAACCGCAACAGCGTGATTTACCGCCTATATACTCTCCGTGGCAAACGCGCTGTGGATATTTACTCGACTACGCGGGTGCAGACATGGCTTGAGGGCGACAAAGACAGCGAAAAGGAAGAAAACTGGATAGCGCGGTTTGGAGGCTGGTTTGCCAAAAATCTTAATTGGAAATCGACAAAGACAAGCGAGGACGGTTGGCGGTGCATCGCCGACAACGCAGTCCAGACTCCCGACGGCATCAACCCATGCGTCTATTGGAGAGTGCCGGACATACCGAGCGGAATCGCGCAGGAGGAGATTTGCAAATTGGAAAAGTCCGCCTCGATGGTTGCCGACGAGGTGCGTTCCACCGTTCAGGCTATACTATTCCTCAAAGCTACAAGCATTGACTCTATGCCGCAAAAGGATTCGACAGGCAAGATTATCGGTGTCAAAGGCACTGTAGATGAGCTTGCCGCCGCAGATGCAAAATATATTAGCCGCCCGAATCTCTCGGACATCGCCACAATCGACCTTAACACCAAAGAGAAGTCAATCATGCAGTCCACAATGAGCGTGACTATCTCGCCCGATATATTCCGCGCCTCCGATCCATCATCGGCAAGCATAAAGCTGATGTTTACCGACACTCTGATATGGTGCAAGAATGAGTTTATCCACCTTTACCCTGGGCTTGTCGAGCTTGTCGAGGTGTTCAAGCACCTTGTGGCCAAGATTGAGGGTAATGGTGACATTGCAACAATGCGTACTTCCTGCGGTTGCGATTTTTGGATTCCGCAAAATGACAGCGAAGTTCTGCAACGCGAAATAGACATGGTAGCCGCCCGCCTGAAAAGCCGCAAGTCTGCTATGAGCGATGCAGGCAACAGCCATGTCGAGGACTATGAACAAATCAACAAAGAATGGGAAAAAGAGCTGGAAATGAAAGCGAAGATTCCGGCAGAGGCAAAAGCGGAAGTTGAGGCCAAGACAGGCGAGCCTACCGAGATCATCGAAGTAGAGGATGAAATAAGCCAAAAGAAACCAAAGAAAGTTGACAATCGCCTTGCTGGCAAGAGCATCATAGACGGCTAACCGCTCATTCGGACGGAGGGACAAAAAATCCCTCCGAGCCTAATTTGTCGCCAAACAAATATATAGAGATACACACAAAAGGTGAGTCCACATCAGCCCGGAGGGAATGAGCCAATTCCTTTATGAACTTTGTGAACTCACCTTTGTTATGTATATATATTTGTTTGGCACGACAAAGGTACAAAACAATTCCGAATGAAAAAATCTGAAATCATTGCATCTGTACTCTCTGCCGTGTCAGAGGAAACTGGAATCGATATTAAAACAATCCTATCTCAAGACAAACGCCGGGAATCAGTCGACGCCCGGCACATCGCTGTGTACATGCTAAACAAATGCGGTCTATACCAATCCAACATCGCCGAGATATTCAGGATTACACCACGAAACATACAGTACATCATAGCCGATTTTGACACTCGCCTGCTTTTCAGCTCACCCATGCGAAATGATTACGAAAGAATCAGGAAACGCCTCGGAAATACTTGCGAAATTTTCCCGAAATAACTGTTTTATAACGTTTTCCCCATAAGGTAATTTTGTGATGCGGTTAATATTGACCGTAACGCAAATTTATCTATTATGGAAATAATCGAGAAAAAAGTGTACGAGCAGGGTCGTGACAGCTACGACCGCGACCGTGACCGTAGCACGAGAGAACGTACAAATGCCGCGCTCACATTAGGAATTATCGGGACTGTTGCTGGCGCAGCCGCCCTCTGGGGACGCGGCAACAACGGCGGTATCGGCGCACTACTTGGAGGTGGTGGTTCAGGCAGTGGCGCAGGGTCTCCCGCCAACGTGAACATCAACGCCTACGGTGGTGCTACCGGTGGTGGTTGTGTTGCTCCGACATCGTTTCAGGCATGGGAGAAAGAGTGTAGCGACATGCTCGCCCTCACCAACGAAATGTGGGGCCTGAAAGTCGGTACAATGACCTCAGCCGCACAGGCTCGCGAAGCAGACATCGCCGAGAAGTTCGGGCTGTACAAGACCATGATTGATGCAGACTTCGGCCTTTATAAGGACAACCGCGACAACATCGATGCTGTGAACAACCGCATCAACAACGAGCTTTTCAGTCTGTACAAGTACACCCGTGATAAGGACGATGAGACCCGTAAGGAGTTGTGCGACCTCAAAGCACAGGTGGCTGTCGCCAACGCTGTACGCCCCTATCAGGACAAGCTTATTATGGCAGAAATTGAGAAAGCTTACACCGCTGGTATCAACTACACCGACCGTAAGACTTGCAAAATGATCGAGGGCTATGTAACAATCCCGAATGAGCCTACGGTTACCGGCTTTATCGGCGCAAACTGCTGCTTTCGTCCGGGTCAGACAACCACAGGTGGCGGCGCAGCCTAAGAGTGCGACCCGTAAAACCAACAAGCGTAGAAAATCCAAAAAGTAAATCAGGAAATTATGTCGGGAAACAACTTCATCTTCACAAGCGGCAATGACCCCCTGCTCGGGGCTACAGCAAATTACGAGACGCGCTACAAGGAATTGGAGCGCATGGGACAGGCTATCGAGCAGCGCAAGCAGGCTCTACTGCAAATGAGAGAGCAGATAGAGCAGCCTCAACAGCCGCAGCAGAGCCGGACTCCCGTATGGGACGAAATCGACAGCATAACGCAGGGGCTAAGCGATAAGGAATTTCAGCTTATATCCAACAACGATGAATTTGTTGAAAGCCAAAATGCCGTTATGCAGATTCTGCAGGCCAAGTACATGCAGATGATGAGACCGGTTGTCGAGAGTTCGCAAGAGGGCAAGGACGCGCTGGAGCGTCACCTTACACTGCTCAAACGTCTGCGCAAGTCCGCTTCTTCGGAAGTCGAGCGAGAAATGGACGACTATCGGGAATACACGGAGAAGTATGCCGACATTCCATACACGGAGTATCTTAAAATGAAACGCGATAAATCCAAGAAGAAATGAAAATAGAAGATGTTAACCAATTCAAGGGCACGATAAAGAATGTCCTCTATGACTGGGGTAATGCAAAGATTGACGAGATGCTTCCCCAAAAAACCGCGCCCAAAGCGTTCCTCAAAAACGGCCTTAACAATATGCTCACGAGATTTGATGCCAACATCAACAAGTGGGTGGATAATATCTTCCTTTTCGTGGCCGACGAGAATGGCGTCATCGACAGCGACACCATGATTGGCACGCTTGCCGACATCTTCAAGGAAATGCCGAAAAAGGAATACTCCTATGGCTCATTCGGCGTTGTGGCCGGAGGTGGAGAAGTTATTATAAGTTTCCCGCATAATTTTCTGATGGATATGCTTGTGGGCGATATGGGCAGCGTGAAATTCACGACCGAGGATATTCTCGATCTCAAGGAACTGTTTGTTTAACCAATTAAATTATATAAGTCATGAATGAAGAAATGAGATATTTGGCTCAGGAATTTGAAGAATTCCTTCATAAAGGCCACAAACTGCTTGAAAAAATCAAAGGCCAGAGCATGGGCCAGCGTCGTGGCGGCTATGGCCGCATGGGCTACCGCGACAATGGCGGTCAGTGGGACAACGGCAGCGACATGGGCGAGCGCAACTGGTTCGGCGGTGGCATGGGCGGCTATGACCCTCGCTATATGTAAACCGCAGTGTTTAACCGGGAGGGGCTGTAACATGCCTCTCCCTTAACTTAGATAAAGCATGAGACCACTAAGAGACTACAACTATCTGCCACAGGAAATGCGAGTCTACCTGCGCAACCATGCCTGTGCCTTTTCTAAACGAGCCTGTGAATATGCCGTGAGCATGATGCGCCGCCGCAATCCTGCCACCGGCAAGAATGAGCCGATCGAGGGCTATACCAAGGACAAGGCCGAGGAGCTGTTGGCTAAACACGGCACCAAACTTGAAAACAATATCGGCTACAATTTTGTCTACGTCATCAATATGCTGATGGCAGACTTTTGGAAGTCCGGCATCGAGGACGAGGCGCACCTCTGCAAAGCTGTCAAGGACGTTATCGACGATGTGGATGCCAACCCCGAAAGCATCTTTAACTGTTGGATTACGAAAATGGAGGACAAGGGTATTCCTATTCCGTGGGAGGATATGATATAAATCTCCCTTAGTGTTACACTAAGGGAAGTTGAGTTGAGTAGTTATGATAAGGCAGAGGGTACAGATAATGGTGAAAGGGAAGCCGTGGCACATCACGGCTTTCTACCCTGTCACCTGCTATCACTTTAATCCGTCATTTCGACCTCGTATTTCATAAGGGCATCATATACTTTTTGGGTGATGTTGCCATTTCTGAAATACCTTTCAGCGAGTTCTTTGATGTATTGTTCTTTCGCCTGCTTATATATGGCAAGTGCTTCCTCTGGGGTGTCAAACGAACCAATATATCTGTCGCATTCTGGTGTATTGCACCTAATCATAACGATATATTTGTTCCTTTGTTTATAGTACCCTTTAGAGGTACGAATATCAATTAGCGCGTTGTTTAGCGATTTAGGGACGAAACAACAAGTTAGAGGTGAATACAATTTAGCACCTTTTACAGACAAAATATCCTTATCTATTTCTCCGTCATCTATATAATGCTCATCGTACCATTTTTTAAAATTGGAATAGTACAGCCATTCGTCACAGACAGTGCAATCCTTATAACATGGATGTTTTTCCCTGAATTTTTCATCGAAACACCGCCTTATTATACCTTTCCAGATGGAATAGGAACGAATATGCTGCTGTTTTGTTGCTGTATATCCTTCATAGTCATTTATGCCTACGCCATATATTGGTTTACGCTTCTTATCAAAAGCACATTTAGGACATCCACAACCGGATATATGCGCATCGGGCTTCTGCAAGAATATTCCGTGCTGTTTGCATATCAATTCAATTGGAGTACGACTATTTATATACGTTACTCGAGAATAGTCATATTTATTCCCATGCACTTCTTTTGCCTTAGTGACAAATTCTTCGGTTGTAAGTTTTCTCATTTTGCTAAGAATTAATTGGTGCTAAGAAAAAGAAGAAACGGAAAGCGTCTTAGCTTCGCTTTGTCAATGGGTAGCTACTCCCATCTATCCGTTTCCAATTACAAATATACTAATTTTTAATAAATTACGCAAATGATTAGACAAAAATTTAGGTTGCCAAAATATGATTGGATAGTCTATGCCTATTATGTCGTTACAAAGCCTCATGCTGATGAGATTTTGGACAATC